CGACAGGCGTCGTCGCAGCTGCACCCGTCTCACTCATGAGCGGAGTGTTCTGTATTATTTTGATCTCCACGCCCGGCATCTCGTAGCTAAGGACATGCTCGAAGCTCTGCGAGAGCTTGCGCTGTTTCGGCTCGACCACTTGATAAGTAAAAATTTCAAGGCCCACGATCATCTCGTCTTTATTTGAGCCGAAGCCAGTGCCGCCGTCACGTATTCCAAAGATGAGCGGAGTCGTGCAGCGGTGAGCGAGGAGGACCTCCTGCCGTGAGGTGTTGGTAAGGTATTCGTACTGTTTGTCGGCGTCGGATAGTGGGAAGCTCGTGATCAAGGGCGGCGTTGCGTTGGGTTCGTTGAAAGTGAAAAACGCCTTGCCACTATTTCGCGCACCGCCGAGGTGCTGTTCCATGTCGGTCCGCATCTTACGAATGCCGTCCTCGTCTTGCTGGCCGTTGAAAAACGACACGATGAGGCTCGGGAACATGCCGTTCAGAATGTTCGACACGTGATAAATTCCGATCTGTTTCGACAGCTCAATATAGTTGACCGCGCTGAAATAGTCCGGTCGCGGATATATCTGGCCACCTGTGTAGTCGAAACAATAGTAGACTTGATTTGGCTCTTCGCGTGCTGTCTCCTTGTTGAATTTCGGCACAAACAGAGGCTTGTTTTTTCGCTTACGTATGTTTGCCCAGTCGTCGCTCTGAAATATGCCTATGATTTCCTCGTCGTCACCACTTACCGCGATGCGACACTCTTCGTACGGAAGGTGTCGGAGCTTTGCGATAGTGTTCCGGTCGACGCTGTAGATCACTTCAATGTAGAAGCCTCCAAACTTTTTGAGGTCCGATGCGCAGCCTTGTCGTATGTCCTCAGTGACCAGCGCGTCGACACGTTCTTGATATACTCCAGCCTCGAGACCTTTGCCCGCGATCATGTCCGCGATGCTTATACACAGCGCTCCGTGAATAGGTGAGCTCTCAGCAAGCTCGCGCAGGTATAAAGGGAAGAGATTGTCTACGCCAGACGTTACCCACCCGGCGCGGTCCACTTTTTCGGTGCTCTTGACGGGCGTGTAGTCCGTGAGCTGTATGTTCATTATGTTACCCATTGAATACTACGTCGTCGTTTATGTTTATATCTGGCACTGTGTAGAAGCTCGTCCCGTCGCTCAGCTGACAGAGTCCCTGCTCGCATAGACCGACGACACTCGCGTCCTCTGGGTCTAAATTTACGTCTGAATTTTGTCCATACACGTAGTACCGATAGCGACCAGTCAAGACGAGCGTCGTAGTGTCGACGAGCACGTGCGTGATTCGTTGGTTCTCCTGCACTACGGTGAGCACCTCAGCCAAAAATACGCCAGCTATGCTGTTCTCCTCATGTCGAAGTATGAACAGGTAGTCCGTGAACTCTGTCGGGAAGTACTGCCGCGCCTCGTCGAGTGTGAGGTAGAGCGACTGGTTCATAGTGTTGGCGAGTAGTGTGATCATGTGTCTGTGTACGTGTAAAAAAAAACGGCGCGGCATATACGCCACGCCGTCCCCAAAAACAATTTATCAAGTTATGCCGGGTAGGCAGGGTCGACCACGATGTCTGGCGAGAAGTTACTGAACGGAGTGTCTCCGACAGTGTAGGCCTCAAGGAAGAGCGGCTGTGTTGGCTCTTCAGCTGTCAAGGTTAAGGTGTACCCGTTAAGGTCTCCTTTTGCTTTGCCCGACTGGTATGTCCCAGCGGTCAAGAAGCAACCGTCTGTCGTTCCGACCATCATGATCTGATCATCGTAGAGACGAACAAATACGGCGACCTTTGCTTTGCTCAAGTTCTCGAGCTCTTTGCGCTTGTCGTTGTCCAGCTTGCCGAGTGTGAGCTCGACGGCCTGCACAAAGTACAGCGTCCCGTTCTCCAGAGACGCGGTCGGTGTGATTGTTACCGCTCCGGTGTTCCGGTTCGGTTGGTATCTGAATACAGTAACGGGAGCGGCTACTGTGAACGCTGTGATTATGCCGTCGCCGTCTTGTGTGACGCCAGCGGCGAAATAGTTCCACGATGCTATGAAGATCTCCTTCACGCCACCGACTCCCTCGTTGCAGTCGAGCAAAAAACCCGAGCTAAGTACGCATGCCATAGTTGTATATTTTTAGGTGTAAAAGGGAAGAGCCGAAGCCCTTCCCCGTTTTTTATCAGAAGTATGTCGAGTACGCTGCGATGTCTGCACCGACTCCGTACTGCGTAGCTGCGAAAAACTTAGCAGAAAAGCGTACGTTGTCTTCAGCGAACTGGCCCATGTCTACCACTTGTATAGCATTCCACTCGTTGAGTAGGTTAGTGCCGAAGTAGAGGTTTGACTGTTGAGCGAGGAGCATCGTAGATGCAGGCATGCCGGGACACACAGCTATATTGTACAGACCCATGAAGGACCTTTGTACCTCTGGCCCTGCGTATGTATACCAACCGTTGCCGGTTGCTGCGTTCGCGTACATGTAAGACTCCCACACGTCCGCAGACATGTAGATGAGCGGCTTCTCGCTTGCCTTTTTAACTCCTAGAGGAGCGGCTGCGATGAGTAGCTGGATCTTCGCGAAGACGTTTGTCGAGTCGATAGTCACAGGAGAAGAGACGAAGTTGATGTCGCTCTCTGCGTCTTGTCCGATTAAGTACAAAAGTCCGTCGTATTCTCCAGCGTTGGTCGCCTCACCGGTCCAGATCAAGTTCTCGTTGTTCTGAGCGATGCCTGCGAGCATTGTGCTAATAAGGCCCTCAGTCAAGTCAACACCGAGCGAGCCGTTCTGAACGTCGCGAGCGATGTAGTCATTCAAGAAGGTGTTCTTGCAGACCTCTTGTTGAAACTGCAATTTTTTTAGCGTGATGTAGCGCTCTGTTATGTCGATCGTCCCAGTAGGAGCGAAGGCGCAAGTCGAGTTCGCGAACACCACGTTGTCAGCGATACGCTTGACTACTTGACGGTACTCAATGTTTTCGCGAACAGATAGATACTGGAGGCTGTCGTTCGCATAGAAGGCAGCCTTGATGTACTCACCCGCGAAACGTCCCGAGTAGAGTGTTGTGTTTGTTGTTGTAGTTGCCATGTCTTATTTATTTTCAAGGTTTGCCAAAATGCGCTCATGCATGGACATGCGAGAGAACGGCTTTGTGTTTACAGGTTGAACGGGATTTTTTACGCGTCCTAGTGTGACGCTTTTGTCCTTTATGGACGGCGCTGCGGCGCTTGATTTTACCGAAGACAGCTCTGTCTTCAAGGTGCTCAGCTCCGTCGCTTTCTTGATGTTCTCCCCTTCCGCTTTTGACAGCTTGCTGAGGAGCTCTTTGTTCTGGCCTTCGAGCGCTGACACGCGAGAGCTCAAGCCTTCAATAGTCTTGAGAAGACTGGCAGCGCTGAGGTCTTCCTCGACAACTACCTCTCTGATCTCTGCGACTTTTGCGTCCTCGCTTATCACGACAGTGCGACCGTCGGCGAGTATGTACTCACCAGCCTGCAAGGGCACAGCTACACCGCTTTCGTCTTTTGTATACATGTCGACACCTACAGCCACCTCCGTCGCAGACGAGTACACCATAGTGCCGTCTGCAAGCATGCCTTCGATCTCGAGCTTTACCTCTTCGCTTGCGAAGATTGTGCTCGGGTCGATGCTGAACTGGTGAAAGATGTCGCGCACTTTTTGTGCTATAGTTACTTTCATGTTTTGATTATTTCACTATTGACTCGAAAGTCCTTTTTTTTCCCGATAGTGCCACAAAAAAAAGACACGGCGACCTTGATGTTTTACGCAGTCAAGGCAGAGAGAAGCGCCTCGACAAACAGGTCCTCGTTCTGCTCGATGAGGTCTATCACGCTATGGTCAAAGATGCCCTCAATGCTGAACCCCTTCACGTTTCCGAGCTGGACCTCTGACCACATGTCGTCGTTCTGGACGTAGCTGCCGACGAGCCACGTACCGACCGGGACGTCGATGCCGAGGTAGACGCTCTTGTCGCGCTCGTCCTCCTTGAGCCATGTCTCGACGACTGTGCAGCCGGTGACTGCGACCTCATGCTCGAGTGTGTGATTGTGGTGCAGGTTCTTGAGCATGAACTGGTGCGCACACTTGTACACGGTGTCGCGGTCGAAAAATATATAGTACTCCTCCGACGTTTTTGGGTCGATGCGGAGTATATACTTCTCCGGTATTAAGGCAGGACCGTAGAGCATACGGCGCTCTTTTACTACGGCGCTGAGCTTGACCTCACTCAATGCGACAAAGTTGCTTTCGATAGCAGGAAACTCCACGAGACTAATGGCCTGCACGCCCAGACGCATGTCGTCGTCGAGCACGCACTTCATAACTTTTTTTTTATCCATTTTTTTGAGATTTTATAGGTGTATTTTTGTATCGGTTTTACCATTAATTTAAGTATGAAGAGGGAGCGCTAACGTGCGCCCCTTTTCATTTATAGCCTCGCCAGCTCTTCCACTCGATCACGAGCTTGTGTAGCCTTCTCGACGTCGCCAGCGAGCACGTATGCGCGAGGTGTTTGCTGCTCTGGTCTGTTGTTCAAAAAGTCAAGGACTAAAGGATTGAAGCCGGGCGTCGAGGACTCTGAGCCACCTCCTCCCGGTGCGCTTGCTCCTCCTCCGGGAGCTGGCACGTTCTCACTTGTTGGAGGCGTGCTACTTTCGAACTGTGTCGCCTTGATTTTAGCAATGTTTGCAGCTCCTGCGGCTGCCGCTCCAGCTGCCGCGATAACTCCGCGCACTATACTCGTCGGGTCGCCGACTATGACCTGCGAACCGAAGGCGGCCACACTCGATGCGATAGTGTTGACCACTGCGCCAGCTATTTGTAGCCTCTTGTTTTTTTCGAAGATCTTCTTTTGTTCTGCCTCGATTACTGTCCTCCTCTTGATGAGCTCGTCGCGTTGCTGTTGAGTGCGTGCGCCTTCAATGGATGCATCGATGTCCTTGAGCTTAGTCGCGAGCTCGACAGACTTCTGCTCGTTGAGTGAGCCGAGTGCGTCGATTGCTAGCGATGCAGTCTCCGCGAAGCGTGCCACTGTTTCGACGGCTGCGTCGAGTCGCTTCTGTTTGATTTTGTCGGCGTACTCCTGCTCGATTGCACTGGAGTCCTGACCGAACTTTTTAGCGAGCGCGATACGTGCATCGTAGTCGACCTTCAAGGCTGCGAGATCTGTCGCCAGAGAGAGCTGTCGAGAGTTCAGTCCTGCCGTAGCGACAAGCGTGAGAGCTTGCTGGCGTTCCTTCTCTTTCTCCACGTCGTCGGCGCTATACTTGTCGACTACGCCTTGTCGCTGTTTTGCATATAGCTCAGTCAGTTCGACTGTGCTCTGTCCTGCCGCCTTGAGAATGGCAAGCTCTTGCTTGTACTTTGTCTCGAGCGCTTGTAGTTCTGTAGCCTCTTCGCCTTGTGTGGCTTCTCGTACGGATGCCGTCACCGCTTGAGCCGCTTCAAGTTTCACGGCAGCGTTCTCCGTTGCTTTGTCGATTGCTTCCTGCGCAAATTTGTCGCGTATTAGCTGCTCCTCTTTTGCCTGTTGTGTGATTATTTGGTCCGTGTCGACCTTTGCCTTGCGTGCCTGCTCGAGTAGCTTTGTGTACTTGTCAGCTACCGCGTCGAGTTCGTTCTGTTTTGCGATCTCGCTCAGCTCCTTCTCGGCCTTGATTTTGTCCTCTTCTAATTTGGTGACGTCCTCGCCTGCCAGTTTTGCCGCAGCGATGAGCTTGTCGTAGTATGCAAGGACTGCGCTCAGCTCTTGAGACCTTGCTGCGTCGTTAAGATCCGTGACGGTCTTCTGATTTTCTGCGATTGCATCGTTCGCCGCTTTCTGTTCAGCGATTACGGAGTCTCGTCTTGTCTTTGCAGCGGAAGCGGCTGCGGTGCTGGCTGTCTTGTCAGCATCTGCGAAGCCTTGCCGCAGGTTCTGGAAGCGTGTCGCGAAGACCTCGTCAAGTTTTTCGAAGTCCTCAGCCGTGCCGCCTAACTTGCGAAGCTCTTCCGATTGTTTTGCAAACTCTCTTGTCAGCAGCGCCTCAGATTTCGCTCTGTCGTCAAGATTACGAAGTTCGAACTCCGCAGCAATGTCGAGACGTTTCGCATTGAGTGCATTAATTGCCTCTATTTTGATGAGCTCGCGGTCGATCTCTTGACTGCGAAATTTGTCGCGAAGATCTGCCAGCTCCTTCTCTTGCTCCTCCGTGATGCCGACGTAGCTGCGCTGTAAGTTGACGAGGTTGTCTATTTTTTTTTGCGTGTCGTTGAGGTCCGCAGCATTCGAGGCGAGCTTGAGCTGTGTAATTTTCTGAGTGTCGCCAGCCGCTTGAGCGAG